CCCGAACAACCCGCGGTGGAAGCAGAACCTGGACGTGCTGCTGGCCGAGGACCGCTTCGCGCAGATCATGGACCAGGCTGTGACCGCGCTGGGGGATGCGGCATGACCGCGCCGATCGACACCCAGGGCGAGCTGGAGCGGATGGCGGCTCTGTACGCAGGCGCCAAGGCGCCCCCGGCGCCGCAGGGCGCCCGTGTTCCACCGCACAGCATCGACGCCGAGCAGGCCGTGCTGGGCGGGCTGATGCTGGTGGCGCGGGCCTGGTGGAACGTGGCGGATGTGGTGACGGCCGAGGACTTCTACCGCCGCGACCACCAGCTGATCTTCCGGGCCATCGCCGAGTTGGCCGCCAAGGACCAGCCCTTCGACGCGGTGACCATCGGCGAGTGGTTCGAGTCCCGCGGCAAGCTGGACCAGGTGGGCGAGGGTGCCTACCTGCTGGAGCTGGCCAGCACCACGCCGTCGGCGGCGAACATCCGGGCCTATGCCGAGATCGTGGCCGACAAGGCCAGGCTGCGGCAGCTGATCGAGGTCGGCACGGCGATGGTGAACGATGGGTTCGCCCCGGACGGCCGCAGCAGCGTGGAGCTGGTGGGCGAGGCCCAGAGCCGCATCGGTGGGTTGCTGGACAGCGAGCCGTGCGAGCTTGAGTCGGTCGCGCCGGTGATGCAGCGGGTCTACGACCGCCTGTCCGAGCGCGCCACGGCCGGCACCCAGGTGCATGGGCTGTCCACGGGCATCACGGACCTGGACGCACTGCTGGGCGGCCTGCAGCCGGGTGGGCTGTACGTCCTGGCGGCGCGCCCGAAGATGGGCAAGACCACGCTGGCGCAGAACATCGCCGAGTGGGTGGCGCTGCAGCAGCACAAGGCCGTGGCGGTCTTCAGCTTCGAGATGCAGCCCGAGGAACTGGGCGATCGCATGCTGGCGAGCATCGGCGGGATCGATGGCCAGCGGATCCGCTCAGGCGAGCTGGACGACAACGACTGGAGCAACGTCACCCGCGCGATGAAGCGGCTGCGCGAGGCCGCCATCTTCGTGAGCCGTCCGCGCAATGCCCGCGTGGAGCATGTCGTGGCGCAGGTGCGCCGGCAGCATGCCCGCAACCCGCTGGGCTTGGTGGTCATCGACTACCTGCAGCTGATGACCGTGGTGGGGGACAACCGTGCGGCCGGCATCGGCGAGATCACCCGGGCGCTGAAGCTGATGGCGGCCGAGTTGAAGGTTCCGGTTTTGCTGCTGTCCCAGCTCAACCGGGACTTGGAGAAGCGGCCCGACAAGCGCCCCATTGTCTCGGACCTGCGCGACTCCGGCTCCATCGAGCAGGACGCCGACGCGGTGGTGTTCATCTACCGCGACGAGATCTATGACCGGCACACCCGCTACCGCGGCACGGCCGAGCTGATCGTGGGCATCCAGCGCAACGGCCCGTCCGGCGACGTCCGCGTGCTGTACCAGCCCGAGCAGTTCCGGTTCTCCAACCTTCCGGAGTACTGGCAGCCAGCGCCGATCGCCACTACCCCCGACAAGCCCACGAAGGCAGCCGGCTTCGGCCGGATGAAGACCACGGCTGCTGCGGCAAGGGCAGGTGACCAATGAGTACCTTCATCCTCCGGGCCGAGAACGCCCGGGACCGCATGGCCGCGGCCTGGCGCTTTGCCTGCCAGTACCTGGAGCTCGGCCGGGCCGTCCGCGTCGAGGTCAAGGAGTGCAAGTCCACTCGCAGTCTGGAGCAGAACGCGATGCTCCACGCCATCTGCGAGGACATCGCCCAGCAGCGGCAGTGGGCCGGCCGCTGGATCGACAAGGAAGGCTGGAAGCGCCTGCTGGTCGACGCCTGGGCGCGCACCGAGAGCCGGCAGCAGGGCGACATCGTGCCGTCGCTGGACGGCGCCAGCGTGGTGAACCTGGCCGTGCAGACCCGGACCATGTCCGTGGGCGACATGGCAGACCTGATCACCTTCGCGCAGGCCTGGGCCGTGGAGAACGGCGTGCGGCTCAACGAGCCACGGTATCGGGACTGCGGCGAGCAGCCGCGGAAGGTGGCCTGATGTGCCTTTCTTCCAGATCAGCGCTCCGCGTAACCTCTGTCGCCACGGAACTTTATGTCCAGCCTGACAAGCTGGTTATACAAGGCCGTTGCGCGATTCAGATGTCTATCGAGCAGTCCTTCGTCATCCCAGGGATGATGTGGGTCGTCACCATGTTCCATTACCACCTGATAGTACTCATCGACGCGAGTGGCTATTTCGCGAATCTTGAGCCAAATCGGCAGGTAGCTTGGATCCGGAAGAACATCCAGCTGAAGCTCCATCGCCGCGTCCGACAGAAAGCTCCAGTCGGCGCGATGGCCAAACATTGCGATACCCCTTCTGCCCGGAAGCGATTGAACGCTTTCGTGAAGGGACTCAATCTGCTCAAGAAGCAGCTTTGCGAGTACCAAGAACTGGTCAGCAGCTTGTCTGCGCTTATGGGTGTCATGCCATCGCGGGATAAATACGCCCGCAAGGATTGCGAGGACAGACAGCAACGCCTGGGACCAAGCTGCCCATACCTCGGGCTTCAAGCAAGGCACCCCAAAGATCATGGGGCAGTAGAGTGGATCTGCCAAAGCAGTTCCTCGTTGTTTAGCTGGGGCGCAGCATGAAGCGCGGCCGCTCAACCGGCAAGCCGACGGCTGCCCAGCAGCAGCGGATGGACGCCATCACTGAGATCGGCTGCATCGTCGCGCACAGCCTGGGCCTCGGGTACGTCCCCTGCGAGGTGCACCACCTGACCGTCGGCGGTAAGCATGGTCAGAAGCGGCGCGGGCACGACTTCACCGTGGGCCTGAACCTCTGGAGCCACCGCGGCCAGCCATTCGGGGGCATGTCGGCCGAGACCTGCGAACGCCTGTTCGGCCCTTCCTACGCCAAGCAGCCCCGCCGGTTCCGGCAGGAGATCGGCAGCGACGACTACCTGCTGGACCTGCAGAACACCCTGATCGAGCAGCACCAACTGAGGACGCGTGGATGGCAAATCGCCTGACCTTCGGGATTGACCCGGGAATCTCTGGGGCAATCGCTGTGCTGGCCGACGGCGAGGCTGGCCCGATCATCGACATGCCGCTGCTGGGCGAGGACAGGGAGGTGGATGCCCGGCAGGTGGCGCTGTTCATCCGTGCCGCTCGGGACCTTCACCCTGGTGCCGCGGTGTCGGCGGTCATTGAGCGCGTCCGGGCGATGCCGCCCAAGGACGGCGAGCGGAGGGCAGGCGCGCAGTCGTCGTTCAACTTCGGCGACCACTACGGCAAGGCCAAGGCGGTTCTGGAGCTGCTGGGCATCCCGCACACCCGCGCCGAGCCGGCCAGTTGGAAGCGCCAGTTCGGCCTGACCGGCCAGCCCAAGGATGCGTCCCGGGTGCTGGCGATCCAGCGGTTCCCCACTGTGGCGGCCGAGCTGAAGCGGAAGAAGGACAACGGCCGGGCCGATGCCCTGCTGATCGCCCTGTACGGCGAACAGCGCCTGGCCAGCGGGGTGGCTGCTTGACCGACGCTACGGCCCGCATGTGGAAGCGCTACCGAGCCCGGGTCCGGCGCTTGGGCCTGTGCTCGGTGTGCCAGTTCCGCGAATCGACAGGCGAGACGTTCCACTGCCGGCGCCAGCCTGACCGGCAGGGCGCGTGCGACACCGATGGACGCCTGCCGGCATTCCGATTGGACGACGAGGTCCTGGACGAGCTGCGAGATGCGTAGAGCGGGAGGATGCGATGGCCACTTCGAACCACGACACCAACCGAGACCCCACGCCGCGTAGGCAGGTGGAGCGGCGCATCAAGCCGGCATTCCTGCTGGACGACTGCGCCACGGTGCAGGAGTTGGCCCAGCGGCTCCAGAAACGCATCCGTCAGACGCTCTATGCCCGAGGGGCCGGCACGGTGGTGGCCATCAACAGCCAGGCCGAGGTCTACCTGCTCATGGCGGGGGAGGCGAGGACCGAGCGCTTCTACGCCGAGCAGTACGACTGGGTGATGGGCACCTATGCGGAGTTGCCGATGGGTGGGGGCAACGCGGCTGTCCCCGACCTGCACGCCCTGGAAGAGGACATCCGGTTCCACCTGCCGGCGTGGGCACTGGACGATGAGCCTGCCCACCTGGACGACGTAGCCGAGCGGCCAGTGCAGCTCCAGCTCCCGTTCCCTCCGTTGCATGAGATGGCAGCTGTCGCGTAATGGCGGCATGAGCGACCGCCAGACGCCCAACACAATCGATCCGTATCTCGAAGCGCCGGCCGGGACGCTATCTGCAGTACCGGCCCGACCAGCGGGCAGGTGTCGACAACAGCCCGCAGCCGACACGGAAGAGGCCGCGTGCGGCCGGCCGGGGGCCATGCCCCTCGGTGACGCCATGACTTCCGGGAATCGGCGATCCACCGCTGTAGGGGGCTGAACATGTCACGCAAGGCAGTCAAGCCCGCTGCCACGAAGGCGGCAACAAAGCCTCAGGGCAAGAAGGGCGCGGGTGGCCGACCCAGCAAGTACAAGCCCGAGTTCGCCAAGCAGGCCAAGTTCCTCGCCGACAAGGGCTGCACAGACCCTGAGGTGGCGGCCTTCTTCGAGGTGGCCCTGTCGACGGTCTCCCTGTGGAAGCTCAAGCACCCCGAGTTTTCGGAAGCCCTAAGGCTGGGCAAGGCTGAGGCCGACAGCAGGGTGGAGCGGGCGCTGTTCGAGCGGGCCACCGGCTACAGCCATCCTGACACCCACGTCAGCAGCTACCTGGGCGAGGTAACCCTGACGCCAGTGATGAAGCACTACCCGCCGGACTCCACGGCGATGATCTTCTGGTTGAAGAACCGCAAGCCGGAGCACTGGCGCGACAAGCCGGAGGGCTTCAACGACGACGCGCCGCCGCCGGCAGCCGTCACCGTCAACGTGGTCAGTGGGCGAAAGCGTGCCGACGCTCAATGAGCCCCAGGCGGCCTTCCTCCAGTTGCCGCACAAGTTCCGGGCATTCGTAGGGGGCTTCGGCTCGGGCAAGACGTGGGTGGGGTGCGGGTCGTTGTGCCGCCATGCTTGGGAGTTCCCGCGAATCCCCACCGGCTACTTCGCGCCTAGCTACCCGCAGATCCGCGACATCTTCTACCCGACGATCGAAGAAGTGGCCTTCGACTGGGGGCTGCGAGCCCAGATCAACCAGTCGAACAAGGAAGTGCACCTGTACGCCGGCCGGCAGTACCGCGGCACGGCCATCTGCCGGTCAATGGACAATCCGGCCAGCATCGTGGGCTTCAAGATCGGCCGAGGCCTGGTGGACGAGATCGACACGCTGAAGAAGCGGAAGGCGCACGACGCCTGGCGGAAGATCATCGCCCGCCTGCGTGTGAAGGCGCCCGGCCTGCAGAACGGCATCGATGTGACGACGACGCCCGAGGGCTTCAACTTCGTCTACGAGCAGTTCGAGCAGATCCCCGGGCAGGAGCCGGCCAAGGCCGAGCTGTACGGCAAGGTCCACGCCAGCACCTACGACAACGAGATCAACCTGCCGGACGACTACATCGAATCCCTGTTCGAGACGTACCCGGCGCAGCTGGTGAAGGCCTACATCAACGGCCTGTTTGTAAACCTGACCAGCGGCTCGGTGTACGCGGCCTACGACCGCAAGCTCAACGGCACGCTGGCCACCATTCGAGACGACGACCGGCTGCACGTGGGCATGGACTTCAACGTGATGAACATGACGGCCATCGTCTGCGTGATCCGGGCCGGCCAGCCGCTGGCCCTGGAAGAGTTCACGGGCGTCAGGGACACCCCGGCCATGATCGTGGCGCTGCGCGAGCGGTTCGGCGATCGGCACATCGCGGTCTATCCCGACGCCAGCGGCGAGAGCTCGCACACCAACAACGCCAGCGTGTCCGACCTGGGCCTGTTGCGGGCGGCAGGGTTCATCGTTCGGGTGCCGCCGGCCAACCCCCGCATCCGCGCCCGCGTGGTCAGCGTGAACGCCATGCTCTGCAATGCCAGGGGCGTGCGCCGGCTACGGGTGAACCCGGTCGGCTGCCCCAAGTTGACCGAGGCGCTGGAGAAGCAGGCCTACGACGCCAACGGCATGCCGGACAAGACCACGGGCTTCGATCACCCGCCAGACGCGCTGGGCTACTTCATCCACAGCCGCTTCCCGGCCATCGCCAGTGCAAGGACGCCCACCTCCGTTGAACGGGGTCGGGTCATCACGCCTTATAGCCGCCAATGGCTCGAGCACAACGGCGAGGTGGCCGACGCGATGGAACGGAAGAGGAAGATGCTATGACCGGTCCAGGCGACCAGCTGGCCCAGGCGATCGAAGCAGACGAGATGGAGCAGGCGGAAGCCGAGCGCCGTGCTGCTGCCCAGATGGAGGAAGAGGGCGCGGTCAAGGCTTGGCTGAAGCGGATCGAGGACGCGCGCGAGTTCGACAAAGCCGCCCGGGAGGGCTACGCCAAGGACCGCACGTATTGCCAAGAGCAGGCCAATGCCGACGTGTACGACGTGCGTGTGCCCATCGCCGGCACCTATGTCGGCATCCTGACTACGTTCCTGTACGCCCGTGACCCTGAGGTCAGCGTGGAGCTGGCCGAGGCTGTCTCCCCGCGGATCAAGGAAGAGGCCAAGGCCTTCGCGACCACGCTGGAGATCGTCATCGGCAGGCTCTGGAAGAAGGGCAAGCTGAAGGCGGCGGCCGACCCGCTGGTTCGTTCAGGCCTGAGCGTGGCGATCGGCTGGCTCAAAGCCGCGTGGCACCGCGAGACGGGCAGCAACCCGGCCCTGCAGCAGGAGATTGCCGGACTGCGCTCCAGTCTGGCGGCGATCACCCAGATCCAGAGCGCCCTGGCCGAGGGTATCGTGGGTGACGACTCAGCCCAGCGCGCCGAGCTGGAGCAGCGGCTGCAGCAGGCCGAGGACGAGGCAGAGCGCATCATCTTCAACGCCCTGTGCATCGACTTCGTACGGGCAGAGGACATCCAGGTGGCGCCCGAGTGCGCGTGCCTGCAGCAGTACGTGGACAGCCCGTGGATCGCGCAACGGCTGTTCATGCCGATGGACAAGGCCAAGGCGACGTATCCCGAGGCCGCCGACGTCCTGGGGTCGGCAACGGCCTACTTCCGCATCCCGGGCAAGGTCACCGACGGCGCAGGGTTCGGCGGCGCTGCTCGGGGCGAGCAGGCGGACGCCTTCTCCAAGGGGCCGGCCGGCGCCACTGACACCAGCAAAGCCTGCGTATGCGTGTGGGAGGTCTGGAACAAGGAGACGGGCCACGTCATCACCCTGGCAGAGGGGTGCCCGCGCTACCTGCGCCAGCCGTTCAAGCCCGAGCAGCGAACCACGCGCTTCTACCCGTTCTTCAGTTGGGCCGTGATCTGGAACGACGGTGCGCGCCACCCGCAGTCGTTGGTCGACCGCTCCCGCTCGCTGCTGGACGAGTACAACCGGGTCAGGACCAACTACAAGACGCACCGGCGCCGCGCCATCCCGAAGACCGGCTTTGACCGTGGGGCCCTGGAACCGACCGACGCCGAGCGCCTCGAGGGCGCGGTCTCCAACGAAATGGTCGGCCTGAACCTCAACGGGCAGCGCCCCGACCAGGTGGTGTTCCCCATCAGCTACAACCCGATCGACCCGGCGCTTTACGACACGCAGCAGATCCGTGCGGAGCTGGAGATGATCTGGGGCGTGCAGGAGGCGCTGTCGTCCAGCATCCAGGTGGCAAAGACCGCCACGGAGGCTGATATCCAGCAGCAGGGCACCGAGTCCCGCATCGGGTATGCCCGCGACAGCCTGGACGAGATGCTCTCCGAGCTGGCCGTCTACACCGCCGAGCTCGCTGTCTCGCCGAACGGGCTCACTCCTGATGAGGCAGCCAACATGGCCGGGGCGGACGCCATGTGGATCAACGTCCCCGAGCCCGAGATGCTCGACATGGTGGTTCAGGTGGACATCCGGGCGGGATCGTCGGGCAAGCCTGCTACCGCCCTGCGCCAGCAGCAGTGGTCGATCCTGCTACCCCAGCTGCAGCAGTCCGCCATCCAGATCGGCCAGATGCGCGGCTCGTCGCCGCTGGACATCGCCAACTGCCTTGAGCAGCTGGCCGTGGAGACGGTGAAGCGTGCCGGAGACATCAGCATCGACCCGTACAGCTTCATTCCGCAGGCGCCGGCACCGGTTGACCCTGCGCTCGATCCGATGGGTGGTGCCGCCATTGACCCGGCGATGGCGGCCGGTGCTGCCGGCGGTGAGCCGCCCATCGATCCCGCAATGCTCGACCCGGCTGCGATGACGCCGCCGGCAATCACCCCTGTTTGACCCCACACGCCGCCAGCGAGGACACACACGTGCGTATTGACCATAACGAACCCGACACCACCGCCGTGGATGACGGCACTGCTGCAGCTGCGGCCCAGGCCGCGGAGACCGTCGCCAGGAACGACGGCGACCCCAACACCGAGGCGCTGGACGCCTTCAGCCAGGGCGTGGAGAAGGCCCGCGAGCAGGAAGTGCGCGAGGACAGTGGCGCGCCGGCTGCGGCCGCCGATGGGGCTGCTGCAGATCCCGCGGCTGCAGCTGATGGAGACGCTGCTGCTGGCGCTACCGATGCTGGTGCACCGGGCGCCGAGGGCGGCGAAGGTGGTGAGCCGGACCCGGCTGCTGCCGCTGCCGCTGCGGAGGCTGCGAACCAGCCCGATGCCATCGACGCCGAGATCAAGGATCTGGGCATTTCGAACGAGCGGACCCAGAAGCGCTTCCGGGAACTGAGCGAGCGCGCCGCCGAAGCCGAGACGCTGCGCCCCGACGCAGAACGCGGCCGGCAGTGGGAGGAAACGATCAGGTCCACCGGTGCCGATCCGCAGCAGATGGGCAATGCGCTGAACTACCTGGCGGCGATCAACTCCCGCGACCCGGCCGCGATGGCGCAGGCCTACGACTTCATGCAGCAGGAAATGGCCTGGCTGGCCAAGGAGCTGGGGAGGCCGGCGCCGGGCTACGACCCGCTGGCCGAGTATCCCGAGCTGGCCAAGCAGGTGGCCGATGGCGACATGACCAAGGCCGCAGCAGAAGAACTGATCCGCACCCGTCGCGCTTCGGCCCTCCAGCAGGACAGCCAGCAGCGCCAGCGGCAGGCCATGGAGCAGTTACAGGCCACCCGACAGGCGCAGGAGCAGGCGATGCAGGACGTGCAGGCGCTGGGCGCCCAGCTTCGTGCCGCCGACCCGCAGCACTTCGACGCCAAGTTCAGGGCCATCCAGCCCATGGTGGCGGTCATCCAGGACAGCCTGCCGCCCCAGCAGTGGGCCGCGGCGATCCAGAAGGCCTACCTCGCTGCATCTGCGCCTGTGGCCCCGCCCGTCCAGCGCCATCCGGTAGCGGCGCCCAACAACCCGGCCCGTGCCACCGGCGTGGACCTCAGCAAGGCCCCGACGAAGGAGAACGCCTTCGACTTCGGTGTGCAGCTGGCCAAGACGCAGGGCCGCTGATCCACCGTTGACTGACGTGCCGGCTGGCGCATATTGCGGTCCAGCCGGCCAACGCCGGCACCGCGTGTGACGTAAGCCGGGTTCGCCGCCGGTAGCGCTGAAACGAGAGTCGCGCCCTCGGAACGCGAGAGACCACGCCCATTCGGGCTTCCTCTTTCCCTCCGAGGTGCGATATGCCTTTGACTCCCGCCCAGTTGGCGTCCGGCGCCAACTACCAGATGCAGTCCTATGCGACTGACGACCCGATCGATCAGTTCACCAGCGAGCGTCCGCTGGCCAAGTGGCTGATCGAGAAGAAGACCGAGACGGTATTCGGCAACGGCATCTTCAACGAGAAGGTGCGCTTCACCAACGACAGCAACTACCAGAACTACTCCGGCGACGACCAGGTCACCTTCAACCGGAAGGACACCGTGCGCCTGGCGCCGTACCAGCACTACGAGGCCCACGACGGCTTCAGCCTCAACGAGACCGAGCTGGCCAACAACGGCATCATCCTGACCGACGACAAGTCGGCGCAGATGACCGACGCCGAGAAGATCCAGATCGTGGACAAGCTGCAGGAAGGCTGGACCACGCTGAAGGATGGCTTCCAGGAGAACTGGGACCGGGAGGTCCACCTGGACGGCTCGGCGAACCCGAAGGCCGTGCCGGGCCTGGACGCGCTGGTCAGCACCACCCCGAACGCCGGCGTCATCGGCGGCATCGATGCGTCGACCACGCCGTGGTGGCGCAACTGGGCGCAGATGGGGATCAGCACGGCCACGGCCGGCAATCTGATCTCGACGCTGGAAACCCTGTGGCGCCAGACCATCACCTACGGCAAGTTGGGCAACCCCGACTTCATCGTCGTGGGCTCGGCGATGTACGACGCCATCCAGGCCGACGCGCTGAAGGTCATGGGACGCCAGATCAACCTGGGCCAGGCGTCGACCGGCGGCGTGACGCTGGACCCGACCACCAAGGCGCTGGCCTTCAAGGGCGTGTCGGTGGTGTGGGATCCGACCTTCGATGCCCTGGACGAAGAGCTGGGTGCGATCACCTACCCGTGGAAGAAGCGCGGCTACTTCCTCAACAGCAAGGCTCTGCGCCTGCGCCCGGTCAAGGGCCGCTGGATGATCCGCCGCACCCCGCCGCGCGTGTACGACCGCTACACGTACTACTTCGGCCTGACCGCGGACTACGGCCTGACCTGCCGCAAGCGCAACTCGAACGCGGTTTTCAGCATCGCCTGACCGCCAACAACAGACCGGCGAGGGATGCCTCGCCGGTCAGGAGAAGAAGCTATGCCGAACATCCTCAAGCTCAATGCCGACGTCACCGCGGTTGACATTCTCGCCCCGGTGCGGCTCAGCAAGACCCCGCTGCTGGGCGGTGCCGGCCGTGAGTGCAAGTACAGCATTCCGACGCTGCCGCTGACCGGCGTGTTCAAGCTGCAGGGCCACCCGAGTCCCAGTGCTGACACCCCGGCGGAAGGCGATGCGGGTTGGGCCGACATTGCCACCATCGACGCCAACGCGGACCAGGCTGGCGAAATCGCCGACCTGCCGGGCTGGATTCGCGTCAACGTGACCACGGCGGATGCCGATGGCCCCGATGTGGCGGTCTATCTGGAGGGAGTGCAGTAATGGGCGCCAAGATCGTATTGCAGCACGTAACGCTGCTGATCGACCGCGACGCCAGCACCAAGCTGCCGACCACCGTGCCGGAGTACGAGCAGTCCATCCTCGAAGAGATCTACGGCGAGGAACTGGTCACCGAGCTGGAGACCGAGGACGTGCAGGTCGAGGACTTCGACGTCGGCACCGCCTTCGCCGGCCTGGTCAAGAAGTACGGCGGCAACGCTGACTCGGACGCGGCACGTGCCCGCTACTTCAATCGCCAGCGTGACCTGGAGAAGTTCATCGACAGCCGCCAGCCGTCGACCACCAAGGGCTCGACCAAGGCGCCGGCGAAGACGTCGACCACCAAGGGCTCGACCAAGGCGCCGGCGAAGACGTCGACCACCAAGGGCGCGGCCAAGGGTGGAAAGGCCGCAACGGGGGACACCGACTTCACCGAGCTCCTGGCCGGCGATGTGGCCACGATCACCGAGAAGCTGAAGGGCCTGAGCGATGCCGACCTGGTTGCCATCGAAGCGGCGGAAGCCGAAGGGCAGGCCCGCGAAGATCTGCTGGCCGCGATCGATGACGAGAGCGAGTCCCGCAAGCAGTAACCCGACCCGCTGGCGGCGGTGACGGCGGCCGGTCGGGGGTGACTCCGGCCGGCCTTTTAAGTGAAGGAGACGGCAATGGCTTGGGTAGAGATCTCTGACGCGCAGGGTGTCAGCTACACCCTCACGAGCAGTGGCGGCGTGGTCATGGATGGGGCATTGATCTTCCCCGATGGAGCTGATGCCCGCCTTCATGGCTGGAGCCTCGCTGTCGCTCCTGACGTACGGATCGGTGTCCGGTACACCTCCGATGCATACCCTGCAGCGCAGCCAGGCCAAGGGTGGGGTGGCGGGCTCTTCGCCGGTCGAAACGGAGGTGGCTCCCCGATCATCGGCTTCAATCAGACCGACGACGGCGTTGTACTTGGCGACGGGGTGTCCGCGGATATCGTGGAGGTTGGGGTGGGTCTGGATGGCATCGCCTATGAGCCCGCATTCAGCGGGGAAGAAACGCTGCCTATCCATTACAACATCACTGTGTACGTCTCGGATGAGCCCGGACCGGATGCCACCTCCTACAACTGCGCGTGCGACGACGACTACCCGCGCACCACGCTGGCGCACATGCGGAACAGGATCGCCACGCGGCTTGGATTTGCCACCCAGGTATCCATGGGCATCCTGCCGCCCGGCATGGCGCCGCTGCTGGACGATTTCATCCGTAACGCGCAGGAGATGCTCTATCGGCGCTATTCGGTGTTTCGGATGGAGAGGTTCTACACCTGGAACATGGAGCCCGGTGTTCGCTTCTACGACTTCGACGCTAACGCTGATGCGTGCCCGAAGCGCATGGACCCGCGCATGGTCACGTGGGTTGGCATCTCGCAGGGCGATCTTAGCTGGCGCCCGCTGGTGTGTGGCATCGACCCGGTGATGTACGGGAGCCCCGGCCCCGGCATCCCGTCGCACTATGAAATCCGGCAGTGCATTGAGGTCTGGCCGCCGCCGGTCGACAGCACGTGGAAGCTGCGGATCAAGGGCAATTTCGGCTTGCTCCCGCTGGAGGCCGACAGCGACGAGACGACGATCGACCCGGAGGCGATCTTCCTGCAGGCCCTGGCGAACGCAAAGGCGCACTACAGCCAGCCCGACGCAGGGAACTACGCAGCCCAAGCAACGGCCTACGTGCGCAGCCTGGTGGCTGGGTCGCACCACACCCGCCGGTACATCCCGGGCAGCGCCATGCCGCCTCCGGCAGTGCGGCCGGTCATGAAGGAGGACTGAGGATGCGCAGCCAGGCACTCACGACGGTCAAGGCCGGCATCACCCGCCTGCGCGACAAAGGAGGCGCATCGCCGGACTCGCTCTACGACCTGCTCAACGGCTACGTCACCGCGGCGCGCACCATCAAGAGCCGCCCGGGCACTCGTGTCGACGTGGTGTTGCCCTCGGGGACGAAGGGCCTTGTGTGGTTCCAGGGAAAGTTCGTCGTGTTCTCTCATCAGGTCACGCCAGGCGTTGATGAGAGGGTGGAGGTTGAGGTCCTTCGGCACCCGACTGCACCGGAAACGCCGATCAAGGACATTCACTTTGCCTTGCCGTTCCTCGGGTTCCTGTACGTGGTGGCCGAGTTCG